GCTATTAATTCATTACCTAGATTGAATGCTGAATCAATCCAACCTTTAACAATTTCTTTTGCTTCAAAGAATTTAGTAACGATACTATCTTTAACACTGATTACCCAGTTTACAATATCTTCACCTAATTTAAAGGTAGAACTAATAAAGTTTTTAATATAATCTTTAGCATTATACCAAGCATCAACAACAAAACTTATAATAGCATTAGTAGCATCTACTAATGTAGTTGCAAGATCAAAATTATCTAAGAAATCATTTATTGCTTTAGCAGCATCTTCAAAACCAGCCCATTCAAGAAGATCTGCAGTCAATCTACCAAGACCTGTGATTAACATATCACCTAATGATCCGATAAATCTAACTATTGCATCTAAGAACTTACCTTGAGCAAGATCATCAAAGACCTTACTTAGATTGCCAAACATTTCTGACCAGTCTTTAGCTTCTAAAGATGCGATAACAGCTGTTAGTATTGCAATAGGGCCACCAATGCCCTTAGCAAATCTTAACAATCCTGCAAATACACTTCCTAAACCAGAAAGAATTGGTGTAAATATTTTTAGTATACTACCCATGCTAGGAAGTAAACTACCAAGCAAACCACCTAGACCACCACCTTCAGCAGGTGCAGCTAGTTTCTCCACTCCACCAGCAGGTGCAGGAGCAGCTCTACTTTGTTTTGCTTCTCTGTTAGCTTCTATTTGAGATCTTTGAGTATTAGTTACATATGCAAGAAGATCTATTAAATTTTCATTAGAAGTTTTTATACTCTCATTAATTGAATCTAACTTAACACCAAGACTTACAAAACCTTCTAGGAATGATTTTTCTATTGTACCAGTAGTGGCAGCAGTAGAAGGTGTTTTATCACCTTTACCGCCTGCACCAAATGCAGATGCAATACCTAGACCACCAAGACCAGCTGCACCTATAGAAGCTGCAACCATAGGTTTAACACCTACACCTCTTAGACCAGATATGCTTTTTAAACCAGAACCGATAGATCTTGCAATACCAGAGGTTAGATTACCGATGGTTTTTGTTAGACCATTTAAGAATGTCTTGTTAATATCTTTAGTAGATTGACTTGATTTAGTAGCTTCTCTAGCAGCTTTCTTTATTTCCTGAGCAGCACTTTTAGTTTCTTTATTAGTGTCTTTTTCTTGTTTTACTTTTTCTTTAGTGCTTTTAGTTTGTTCTAGAACTGCTTTTGTTTGTTCTTTGGCAGCTGCTTGCAATTCTGCTGCAGCAACTCTAAGAGCTTCTGCTCCTTTAGTGCCTTGGCCACCTTTTTGCAAAATAGCTTTAAGGATATCTTCTGATGATTCTTTAGCCATTATTTTTTCTTACTGTTCTCTTCTTCTACTTTTTTAATGTGCGCAAGCAGCAAATCTACGAACAAATCTCTCTCATATGGATACATTTCGTATACTTCTGTCAAACTATATTTATGGTGTTGGACTAAAGAAAACAGTGTTTGGTAGTAGACCGCAATATTAGAATATCCGGTCCCTATGTAAAAAAACTGTTAAGCCCCCTCAGTACAATCTCTTTCTTCTTTCCTTTAGAATCTTTAATCTCAACAGTATGTTCTACTGTAGGCATTGTATCAAAGAAATCTTTAATTTTTACTAGAGCTTCCATTGGAAGATTATTAACAAACTCGTTTAGTTCTTTCTCATCAAAATCACTATAGACGGTTTCTTCGTCAAATATCTTATCGATGCATTTGAATAAAACTTCAAAGACTGCTTTTTCTTTATCTTCTCTACCTTCAAGTAAAGTAACTTCTTCAAGTGTAGGATATCTCATAGAGATGCCAATATTATCTTGAACAAAGAACTTATTACTATGAGCGGGATTATATTTAACTTGAATATCATCTAAGTTAATTTTAAATTTAACTGGAACATCATCATCTTCTTCTTTATGTTCTAGTTCTACAGTCTCACCTACTGACTTTGCTCTTAATTTTAAGAAAAGATATTCGATATCGAATGTAGCAAGTTTTTCTACATCGATGCTTTCAGTAATACAATTCTGTATGATTTGTTTAATAGTAGAAACAATATCTTCAGGTTTATTAGAAGCTCTAGCCATAAGAAGAAGTTTTTCTTCTTGGACTGTGAAGGGTCTAATATTTACTTCTTTTTTAATAGAAGGGATAGTAACCGCGTATGTTGGGTGTTTAATCTTAGGTAATGCCATATCAAATAATCCTCATAAATTATAATAATGCAATCGCGTGAGATGCAACTGATAAAGGTGATGCAAACATATTAGTTTGTCTTTGTAATAATAATGGTGATACAATATTTAACAACTCTACTACACGTCTAAGGTTACCAATAGAGTTTGCTCTACTTTCTGACATATAGTTAACACGACCTGGATCAAGAGTTTGAGCAGACCAATATGTGTAAGAAAACGTAACTGGTACTTTTAGAAGTGTACTTTCTTGATTCCAATCTACCTGTATATCTTGTACTGCAATAGGAAAAACTTCATCAAGAGTGTAATTAATAATTTCTTTTCCTGAATCACTAAAATGATAGATTTCCATATTACCGTAATACTCTTTAGGATATGCGAAAGTATTGTTAAATAAATTCTTAGCAGTAGCGTTAGGGTTAGTTCTATCGTTAAAATTATAAACTGATTGCATCCATTGATGGAAGAACTTTAAAACTCTACCATCTGAATCATTAAAAAATGTTAGAGGTAAATCAGTAAATACAGAACCATAAGGTCTTTTTTCTATATTACCGTAACCAAACATTTTAATTTCATCTGTAGTCCATGATACACCAGGAAGTGCAGCGCTGTCACATAAAAATTCTAGATAACTGCCTCCTAAATTTAACAACGACTGTGGTGGTATAATCTGCACAAGAAATCGGTTAGCTTTTGAAAGCCCACCAACTCTGTTAATTACACCAAGCATTTGATCAACGTTAAAAGGCATTTTACTTTTCCTGAACTAACATTCTTCTTGTATCTTTATAAACATTATTCTTAGTTGACTTAGTAAATCTCTCTAATGGTAAGAATAATGCCATATCCCATTCGTTTGAAGGTATCATCAAAAACTTACTGCGAACATGACTATAAAGATATCTCTTAACACAGGGTTTAAAATATTTATAACGGGCAGAAGAATTAAGAAAATTATACGTCATTCTTAATCTTGTCTTATCGTTAAACTTTTCATCAGTTATAAGATCATATAGATTATCCATCAATCTAGCTCTTAGAATGTGAGGAAGATAATGCAAATTCATTCCTAAGAAACTGTCACCTTGATCCTCGAACGGAAATACAAGAGGGTATCTATCATAATAGGGGAGTGTATCTTTTAGTTTAGGATCATAATTAAACATATACAAGAACCCAGGTCTAATAACCGTTCTAGTATATTGAGGGTTATTTTTGATAAGAGTTTCTACTCTAACACTTCTTACTTCCAGTGCTTTTGCTCTAAACCAATCTCTAGCTTCAACTGAGCCTGGTTTAATAATACCAGTGGTAGATATATTGGTTCTACCTTGATCAGCAATATTTGAAAATATACCCATTAAACTTTATTTAATCCTAAATCTTTCTCGGTTAAAATCTTAAACTGCCAGTTCCTATCTAGACAATACTTCTCTGCAGCTTTCCATTTTGCAGAATTAATACCATAAGTTTTAACTTCGTTGATATATCTACGTGTAATCTTATCTTGTCTAACAGGCTCTTTTACCTGCTTCATTGGCTTTATTTCAACTAACATAGTATTTATTGTGCCATTCTTATCTTTAGCTCTTATCCAGAAATCAGGGAAGTATCTATGAATTCTATTGTCAATAGGACTAATATAAGGTATTATGATCTCTTCTGATGACCATAGTTCTATAGAAGGATGAGAATCAAGGTGTCTCATAAACCTTAACTCCCATAAGCTCCGATATATGATATTAGTAGGGTTGCCCTTATATTTCTCTGGATTCTTAGGCTTAAATCTACCTTTGTATGACATATTTGTTTCACTACCATAAATAATTAAAAGTATTTATTGAGGTCAAAATGGCATTAAATGTTGGAGTAAACAACTATCAGAGATTTGGCTTTCCAGAAGAAGTGCCAGAATTCTATACAGTTCTCAGTTTAAAAGAGTATAGTAGACCAAGACCTGGTTCTGCGGCTAAGACTACAACATCAACTGTTATTAGATTACCTATACCTCAAGGTATTACTGATTCATATAACATGGATGTTAGTGGTGAAAAGATGGAACTTCTCGGTAATGCACCATCAGAAGTTATGACAGCTGGTTCTACTCTTATGAAGAGATATCAATCTCAGGTTGATACTGGTCAGTTCGGTGTAGAACAAATTAAAGAGATTGTAGGTGGTGTTGCAGCACTTGCACCTGGGTTATCTGATACAGGTGTTGGTAAATTTGCACAATCACAATTTGGTGTTGTACGTAATCCTCACCTTACTACTATCTTTGATGGTGTTAAAACTAAGAATTATCAATTTACATGGAAGTTAGCTCCTAAGTCAGAAAGTGAAGCTAACAGAATGCAAAATATGATTACACTCATAAAAGGACTCATGCACCCAAAACTTAATCTAGGTGGATTTGCATTAGATTATCCTTATCTTGCTACTTTAAATTTTATTACAGGTGCTAGCAGAGTTAATATGCCTAACGTAAATGAATCTTTTATTACCAGATTAGATGTCAATAGTGCAGCATCAGGTGCACCTGCTTTCTTTAGAGATGGTAATCCAGTTTCTGTTGAATTGACTCTAGCATTTCAAGAGATTGATATTCAAACAAGAAGTAACTTCATGGATACAGGCTCAGAAAGAGGTATTGATATGGGCGGTCCTGGTAATAGAAATAGAGATAGGATGCAATAATGTCTATTTTTAATTACTACCCTTTAATAGATTACAAAGTAGACGTTTTTAAATCTGATATTAGATCTACTAATATTATGGTTGAAGTAGAAGTAGTTGAAAGATATCTTAAAGATTATAATTCATTTTTTAAATATACTTTGAGAGATGGTGAAAGAGCCGATATGGTTGCTTATGACCAGTATGGTGACTCTTCTCTTGACTGGATAATTTATCTAGTTAATAAAGTAGTAGATCCTTATAAAGATTGGTTGATGGACGATAAGCAATTTAGACAATATATGGAAGCAAAGTATAATACATCTGCAGACAAATTAACTAGTACTTTAATTCCTTCTTCTATTGCTTACTACTATTATAAAGGCCTACCATCAGATTCAAAAGAAACTATTGATTCTTATAACTATAGAATGACATATCACACTTATACTAAGTTAGGCAGTCCAGCAGGATGGCAAGCTGTTAGTTTATGGGATTATGAATCAGAAAAAAATCAAGCAAGAAGAGAAATTAATCTTCTTAAACCAGCATTTATTACTGATTTTAAACAGCAAATAAAAGATCTTCTTAATAATGGCTAATCTAAATCCATTAGATATTAGACTCACTAAAGTCGTTATGACTAAATTTAATGGTGCTGATGAGATTGATATTTCTCCTCAGTTTGTCGAAATGTCTATTTACCAATCTATTTTTAAAGCATATATTGAAGGTGAGATGCTAATAAACGACCAGATTGGTTTGTTTGTTAACTATCCTTTTATTGGTGAAGAATTAATTACTGTTTATTATGAACAGTTACAAGGCACTCGCGATGATAGATCTTCAGAAAAGAAGATCAGTTTTATAGTTAAGAATGTAAGAAAGATTATTTCAAGTGATAGAGCAAGATCATACATGTATATTGTTGATCTAGTCAGTCCTTTCTTTTTACAGAATCTAAAAAGATATGTTTCACATGCTTATGCAGATCTTCTTGAAGATGCTGCTGAGAAACTATTTAATGAATATATTAACGAACCTACTTACGACAAATACAAAATTAGAAAATCAATTAAAAAAGAAACATCTAATATTGTAAGAAAGATGGTTGTGCCTAACATCAGACCTTTTCAGGCTATTCAATGGCTTGCAAAACATGCAATACCATCTGATGTGGATAATCATTATC